CTTTTATTATCTTATCATTCATAAATTAAAAGTGGGCGTATCCACTCTCGCTTAGACGCCCACTACCTAGGATCTTATAAATTTAAAGATTTTTTTGGTTCTTGAGTTTCAGGTTTGACTTCTACCTCACCTTTACCTACACTTAATGCAAAGTTCTTAGCCATGTCATAGATTCCCTTATCTGCAACAGGACCAACTTTAGATACATCCCAACCAAACCATGTTCCTTTGTCGTTAGACATCTGAACGGTTGATAGTTTATAAATGTGGCTATAAGTAGGCGGAGTAAATAAACCATTTTTACCCTGCATCTTTAAACCCATCATCATTGAGTTCCACTTTCTACTCACTTTTAATTGAGTAGATTTCATAGAAATCAATGCTGTTTCAGGATTATCACCGAGACAAAGCACAAAATGATTAGCAGTGTTATCAAGATAATTACCATTTGGTAATCTATCTTTGTAGTCCTTACCTCTAGTAGTTTGACTAATAATATCACTGTCTGCCTCATGAATTGCTACAGGTGCACCTGTGCTGGTACCTCTGTCAGCCCATTCTATGTATTGTCTTTTATAATGACATGGTACAACATTAATTTCATCATACAATGCATTAGTTACTGTGTTGATTATTTTGCCAGGTTCTGCGCCCTCAACATATTTACCATCACGTTTGTTAACTTCCGGTGATAGTTGGCCCAAAATTTTTAAGAAAGGTAACGCAAGATCTTCTTGCGATATATTTTGAGCACCTTGTTGCGCATCAGCTTCCATATCAAATGTAGCTAATGCACCATTCTTTTTTTCTGTTACTTGGTTCATGTTTATTTGTTCCTTTTTA